CAACTTCGTCTGTATCTATTTTTTGTTTTAACGCACTAGCTATACCAGTATATACACCAAAACCAGCAGATTGCCTACCAGCTTCTGTTAAAATCTTTTCTGTTCCAGATTTTATAACGCTTTCAGCTAATTCTTTTTTAGTTCCATTTCTTAAAAGTCTTTTAGTTCCCATGCTAGCTGCTTTTCCTAAAGCAGATTTAGCGGCTACTTTTCCAGCTACTCCACCAACACCAACACCAGCTATAGTTACTATCAAATCTGCTGGCATAAAAAAAGACATTATACTAGCACCAATATCAGCAGTTACTCCAGGATTGTATGCGTCTAAATTAAATCTTTTTTCTCCAGTAATTAACTGTTGGCTCATTCCAGTTATTGATTCATTGTAAGCTTTTTTTACAACATTAGGTAAAAAATCAAATATATCTGATTCTTTTACACTTGACAATTCTTTTAGATTATCTGTCTGTATATCTTCTACTGGATATGGTGTGTCAAATGGTATTTCAGATTGTTGAGTTTTATAGAAATTAGTTATTTTATCTATATCCTCTAAGCTATAATATTTTTTAGGCTGTCCGTTCATGCAAACTCTCTCTACTTAGTTTATAATTCTATTCCACTTAATAATTCAATAGTGTCTTGGTTAAAAATACTTTCTCCACCAGTAAATCTTATAGGTCTAAGATTTTCACCTCTACCAAGAGTTGCTCTTGCAACTATACTTGGCTTTGTAGATAGAGCTTTCATTTGTTGTAAATATTTTTTTAGCCTACCCCTAACTTGTGGACTAGTTCTTTCGTCTAAATATGCTTCATATGCATTTTGTATGTAACCCTGAAGATTAGTATTGTTTTCTTGTTTTAATACTTGATATTGCTCTGAATCCTCAAAAACTCCCTGACTAACTTGCCCACCTCTTGCATCTGTTAATGAGTTCATTATAATATCTGTATTTCTTTTTAAATTTTCTACAGCTACTACTTGCTCTTTTGGAGAACCGCCCATAGATAAAGCTCCTCCTTCTCCAGTTCCGTACTCCCTTCCTGCTCCTGGAAGTCTTCTTAAAAAACTTAAAGCCGAATCTTTATCAGGTCTTCCAAGAACACCAGCGCTAGCCAATCTATCTATAGCAGTTTTTTCTGGAGAATCTACTCTTTCCTCTACTACTCCTGGAACAGATGGAACAACTGGTTTAACTGGGTTAACTATGGAGTCAAAATCTGTATCTCCCATAAGAATAAAATTATCTCCATTTTTAGTAAATGAATCAGGAGCTCCTGCAATTTTAAAAACTGCTCCATCTGATAGTCTACTTGCTTCTTCAGCACTAGCTACTGTTACTATACCACCCACACCATTAATTGAAACTTCATCTCCAACTGCAGGTTTTCTAAACATATCATTAGAGAAACTACCTTCATTTACAGTTTCTGAAGCAATCTTTCCATACTCTTCAAATAAAGTTCTAAATTGTGAATTAGCGTTTTCTATTTGAGCGTTTATAACAGAGCCTTGTTTGTTAGCTTCGGAATACGATGGCAATAGTTTTCCTGTGGTTATATCTCTTTCAGCTTTTGGTAATTGTTTTCTAAAAGCATTTATTTTATCTAATTGAAAACCTATTCTTTTAAATTTTCTAGAGGATTCCGCGTCTTTTAAAGCGTCTATAGTTTTAATACTAGTAAGATAATCGTTTATAGTTGTAAATGTTAATGGTTTTTTCCAACTATTTAAAGATTTTAATTCTTCAATAGTATTTTCGCTAAATACATTTTCTATTAATTTTAAAGGAGAGTCGGGTTGGTTTTGAAATGACTCTATTTGACCCATGTATCTTCTAGCAACAGCTTTTCCTTTTGAAGATGTTATAGTTGGAATTATTTTTTCTAAATATTTTTTTGCTTGTTCTGTACTTGCTATGCTATCTACACCCTGGACTTCAAGTATTTCATTTTCAACTACTTCTCGTTCAAGTTCTTTTTGCTCTAACCTTACTCTTTCTTCAAGCCTTTCTTGTTCTTGGTCTCTATACCTTTTCTCTAATCTATCTATTTCATTTTCTCTTTGTTCTACCTGTATATCAAACCTTCTATTGCTTTCAATTCTAGAAGCCTCATCTCTTTGCCTAGTGTACTCTAAAGCTTCTTGGGCTCTATTTTCCTGGATTCTATTATTTAAAAAAGTAGGTAATGTTACATTTAAAAGTCTGTCTATAGCTGTTTCAAATTGTGTTCCGTTAGCCATAAGTCCTCCTTGGTTTTATAGCTCCAAATTCATCGCCTATAAACCCTCTTTGTCTTGTTGGGTCTCCCATAAGTCCTGACATTTTACTACCACCACCAGCAAAATTTCTAGAAACTGTATTAAAAGTTCCAGTTGGAATCATTTCTGGTCTATTATCTACAGGGTCTCTTGCAAATAATTCAGAGCCTCTTCTATACCCACTTTGAGCATATTGCTGTATAATGCTTATCAAGTTAGCCTGGTCTCTTTGTTCTTGTTCTTCTATTGATAACAATCCAGCTTCTCTTCTTGATAACAAATCTGCTATACTTGCACTAGATTCACCAGCAAGATTTTCTCGTGCTTTTAAAGAAGCTCCAAACGTAGCTTGATTTCCTCCCATTTCAGCTTCTGTTCCGCTTAATTGTTGAGTAGCTTGACCTAATTGTTGTGATAAACCGCTAAATCCAGATTGAAAAGATTCTGCTAGCTCGTTAAGTCTTCTAGATGTTGCTTCTTGACCAGATTGAGCTGCTTTCATAAAAGTTTCTCTATCAAATGACGGGAAAAATCTAGAAAATTCTGAGGCTTGGTCTCCATAAAACCCTAAGTTTTGTGCTATATCTTGAGGACTTCCAAGCATTCCAGAGTATTGAGATACTCCTAGGTTGTCTAATAATTGTTGAAATGTCATTCCATCGTTCATTATCTTAAGCTCCTTATTAAGTCTTCTAGGTTTCCACTAAAATCGCCTTGAGTTCCATATATTGCAGTTCTAGGAGAAGGAAGTTTCAATGTATCTGGAAACATACTATTGGGTTTACCACCAAAAACATCAAGTAAATCTGTGTATTTTGTAAAATTTCTTTCGTTTATTTTTTCTAAACCTGGTATTTCTAACAACGAAGTTGGTTTGTCTTTAAAATTAATCATATCTTTAAAAGTAAAAGGAGCTTCTTTTCCAGTTCCAAGTACTTTTCTTATTTTTCCCGATATAAATTCTGGAGAAGCATTGAGACCAGGAAAAGCTTTTAAAACTTGATTTGCTGTAAAAGCATCCTGAGCGCTTCTAACAAGAGCTGTTGCTGCAAACGATTCATTTGCTTTTTCTATAAACCTATTTACATCCTCAGCTCTATCAGATATTGCTTCTCTAGCTCCAGAATAAAACATTCCTGGTTTTGAATCATATGAAACTTTTGGTTTTCTTGTTCCTTTTGCTGTAGTTTGCCCTACTAAGCTTCCTAAAAAAGCTCCTGGAACACCACCAAGAAGAAGACCAGCTCCACCAGCGATTAGCCTTCTAAGATTAACGTCTGTAGGTGTTTCTCCTACTTCTCTTTCACTTTCAAGTAAACTTCTTTTAGACTCTCTTATATCACTTCTTTCTTTTGAAAGAATTCTGTCTAAAATATTTCCAGTTGCTGCTGAGGCAGTTTTAATACCACCTGAAAGCGCTGCTAAAAGTGCTGGATTCATATTAACTCCTTGTAAATTCTATGTAATGCCATGCGCCTAGCTCTTTTCTATAAAGCCTAACCTTACCATTACTTGTTCTAACTACTCTCTCTTCTCCATCATTACCAGATGTAGCTGGAGGGACACCTCTTTGAAGTTTAGTTTTAACTCCTTTAGAGTTGTATAAAAATCTTTTTTCTCTGTCAATAGACATTATGTAATTCTCTTTCTAATTGGTCTATATTCTACACCTACGTTGTTTATTCTTGATTCAGAAGTACCTCCTAAGTCTAGTTGTATTTGAAAAGAAGATGCTGATATAATCGGACTAACAGTTATATTTTGAACTTTGTAGTTACCGCCAGTACTGTCAAGATTTCCTATGTTAGCAGTTTGAGGTTCTCCAGATGTATCTATATAAGCACATTTAACAGAAGTGTTATTAGCTGCGCTTGTTAAATATTCAATCGTAACAGAATAAATCTTTTTTGTTATATTTGGCAAATCAAAATCATCATTTTTTAACTTTATGTCAAATGTAGCTATAGGGTCTGGCTCTCCATCATAAGAAAATAAATTACTCAAACCAGACTGAAATGTCATATTGTTATATGCATCTGTAATAATGTTTGTTTTGATTGCGTCAGCAACTAAATCTTCTATAAATGTAAAGCTATTAGTTATAAAACTATAAACATAAGCATCACCACTTGTACCACCAGAAGCAGCAGCATCTCTTAATATAACTAAGTGTTTGTGAGTAGGCTGATAACCTATCATTGTATCACTGTTTACAAAACTTGTCCACTGTGATTCAAGTATCTTGCTTTGCAAATTTCTTATCTGTGAACCATCATAAAAGAATAAACCATTTTTATTTACCCACGCTAAACCAAAATCTGTTTTAACTACAGCTGCGTGAAAGTCTACTCCCATATTTTTATGCTCTGACTCTAAAAACCATTGCGTATCTGAGCCACCACCAATATTTATTATGTAAAGAGTTTTTTCTTTGTAAGCAAATAATCTATCAGCATAAGCTTCTAGCTTAATAAATTCTTCTCCGTCATTAACACCTATATCAATAAAATTAAAAGAAGGGTATGTATCAAACCTATTAACTTCGCTATACATTATTGTATCTGATTTAACCTGAAGAGTATTGTTTGCATCATATCTTTTTACATTAGCAATAAATGTTCTTCTGTTTGTTACTACGCTAGTCTGATAGTTTTCAGCATCTTGCCCAAGAGATATATATTTTTCATCTTGAGAGAATCCATTTATAGACTCATAGGTATCTGCATTAATAGATGTGCTGGTGAACCTAGATATAACAAAAGGTGCGTTTGAATATTCAGCTGTCCAAGCTACATAACTTCCAGAAAAAGAAGGTCTACAACCCCTAGATATATTAATATCACCTAACAATACCCACTCATCATCACTACCAGATATCCTACTGTAAATCCTTCCACCAGTAACTCTACCTGGAAATCTACTGTTACCATTATGGTCAGCTCCAAATAACTCAGTTGCCATAACACTACAAGTTAAACTGTCATTAGCTGATATGGCTACAGTTCCAGCCATTTCAAAAGGAAGTGATTCTTGAGTATTGTCATACACAAAAGTGCTAGCAAATTCATAAGTTCCAGCAATCCAAGAGCCACCACTGCTGTTTGTGTTTATATCCAAATTCCATCCTTTGCCAGAAGGAGGATATAAAGTCCAAGTGTGTGTATTTGTAGCCCAAGTAGCACCACCAGCTGAAGTAGCAACTGTATCGTCATCTGTCCTGCTTATTATAACATCAAATTCAGAACCAGCAGAACCTTTTGTATCGTTATTTATTGCAAAATACTGACCACCTCCAAATGTTAAAGTTTCATTTGTTCTATCAAGAGTTGCGTTTGCATTTATAACAAATGTTGTTGCATTTGTAATTGACTTAACGTAAGAGCTAGCTGGTATTCCAGTCCCAGTAACTTTCATCCCCACTTTAAGTAAAGCCGTACTATCTATTTCAATGTCAGCGTCTCCAGATATTAAATCACAGGTTGCATCTGTAAAATTAGTTCCATTTAATTCTGTTCCGATTGAAGCTGCCTCAAAAACGGTAGACGTATCTGAGTTTAAAACAAGTGAATTTCCACTAGAATTAACACCGTTAAAATAAATATCTTTACTAGCTATACCAGCTGTTGGCTTAGTTAATTTAACATCGGTAACTTGAAACCCAGTAGGGTATGCACTTCCACCTGGAGTAAGTCCAGACCAACCTCCACCTCTTTCTATGTAACAATAGTGCTTTATAGCGTTACCTGTGTTAGTTATTTTTGTATCGCAAATTCTTACTCCACCATCAGCAACGTGATATATTATTTGTCCACCTGTATTTGAACCCATATCTATAGCTTCAGACCAAGAACCTCCAGAGAAAAAAACATCTATTCTTGTATCAGAAGTAGCATCTGTATCTGCTAAAAAAGTAGCAACTGTTGGAGTATTTTCACTAGCGTTGTAATCAAACTTAGTTTGAAACAATCCATACCCAGCTACAGAAGCATCAATAGTTCTAGCAGAATAATCACTTGTATTAGCAGTTGCCTTCCCACAAGACTTAACTATACCAAACTCATCTACAATAACATTATTAGCTTGAGCTAGTTCGTTATCTGCAATAGAGCGTGAGTTAGTCTTAGTGTTAAGACCACCATCAAAGCGACTATATGTTTTAAACTGTTTAGGCATTATTCCTTTATCTCAAAATGTACTAAGTCATCAAACTTATTATCTTTAGTCTTGGTATCCATGTCCCAATCTCCACCCCATCTTATTTTCAATCCCATCTGTTTAGCAATTCCAAGAACGTAGCCGCCAAAGTAATGAAACCTATCCCTATCATGCCAGTCAATAGGATAAGGAGCAACATCAACAGCATTACTGGGACTTTTATTATGCTTCCCATTTGGGAACTTAACTTTGCTATTTCCTTTATCATATGCTTCATCTTGAGCCTTTTGTCCTCTATGTCCTTCTAATACTGTACAATCAAAACCCTTAACAACTTCTTCAAACAATCCAACCAGTCTCTCATCGCAAGTATATAGTTTGTGTTTGCTATTTCTACTAAATCTTGGCATTACTTACCCTTAATTAAACCTTCTACTAAGTCAGTAACAACGTCAACACACTTCTCAAAAAAGATTTGTTCTTTGTCTTCGCTTACAAACGGAATGTCAATCTTCTCATTAATCTTTGTAGCGATTGTTTTAGCCATTTCGTCTGAAGTAAGCTGGTCAACCATTTGTTTTTTAATTGAATCTGCTTGAGTTTCAGCCGCAGCTACTAACATTTCTTTTAAACCCATTATCTTCTCCTAATTTCATTATTTGTTTTAACTATTAAATATACTAAAGTTGCAATAGAAACAGCCATTTGCAGCAACATTGGCAGATTAGTCCACCAAACCCCTACTCCAACCATACCATTAACTACTGCTTTAGTTGAATCTATCATTTATCAACTAGCCTTTCCATTAATACGCCCCTTAAGGTACGCTAAATCATCGGTTACATCATTTAATTCTCTTACGATATCTTCTCTATGTCGAGCACTTGTATCGTCTGACTTATTCCATCTCTCTATTAACTTGATTATTATTCCCTCAACATTCTCTACAGTAGATTCTATCTTAGTTATTTCTTGACGTATTACATCTAAATCTTCATTCTGAGTTCTTTGGCTCTTCATAAGATTTACTATCATCATTACAAATAATGATACAATAACTCCAATAGCACCGTATTCAGCGTACGTTTCAATCATTACTTGCCAACTGCCTTTTGTGCTTTGTTATGAGATTGCTTAAAAGTCTTACCTTTTCTCATTTCAGAAGCCATCATAGATAGATGTTTCTTGGTGTGATGAACTTTGTGTTTCTGCATTTGTTTTTTCTGCATTGCGCTTAATCCGTTAAGGTTTACATTTTTAAGATTCTTCGCCATACTACCAAGGCCTTCCTGTTGCTTTTGTTGGTGTTTCTTGTTCTGCAATTTGTGCGTTTAAACTTGCTTCAATATCTGCAAGCCTATCTGTACCTACTTTAGCTTCTACCCATTTTTTTACATCGTCTTCTTTAATATCGTCATAAGCTGTAAAGTTATCAGAATCTGGTGCGTCTAAACCTACTATACCAATGTTTGATGCAGAGTAGGTTTTAGCATCATCGCCTTCGCCTACTGTTTTTTCTTTATAAAACGAATAGTGGACTGTCTTACAAACGTCAGACAATCCATCTTCACTTATTACTCTATCAATAGTGTTAATTCTAGTTTCCATTTTCTTCTTCTTTCTCTTCAGTCAAAGCATTTTTAAGAGCATCAATAAAAGACTGTCTTCCGAATTGCAATTGCTGAAGATTGAATGTTGTTGTATCAATTTTTCTGTTTAGGTCTGCAATATGATTAACCATAACTTTTTGGTTATCAGTCATAGAATCAATATCATACTCTTTTCCATCAAGGTTTAACATTGGGGCATTTTCTTTTTTATTTTCTTTATTAGCCATTTTATTTCCTTATC